TTTTTTCAGATTATCCGTTCTGATTTAAAGAGTGGCAGCGCCTCCACCGATGGCTACCCTGTTGCTACTGCCTATCCGGACTCGAATTTGCTTGGTTCTAAAGGTATTATTTCGCAAACCCTTCCCACTACCAGTTCTACCGCCGCTTCAGCTTTGGCTTATTTTTTAGTGGCGCACCCAATGGCCGTTATACCCTCGAATCCCGACCGGTTTAGTCGTCTTATCCCCGTAGGTTCGACTTCGGCCGTTTCCATGTCGGGTGTTAATACTATCCCGCAGTTGGCTATTGCCTCTCGTCTTCAGGAGTATAAAGACTTGCTTGGCGCTGGAGGTTCTCGTTATAGCGATTGGTTGGAGACTTTTTTTGCTTCAAAAATCGAACATGTCGATAGGCCGAAGCTTTTATTTTCCGCCTCGCAGACGATTAACGTTCAGATTATTATGAATCAATCAGGTGCGAACAACTTTGAAGGAGATACTTACAGTCTGCCGCCTCTTGGCCAGCAAGGTGGTGCTATAGCCTTTAACGATCGCCTCGGCCGTCGTCAGTCTTATTATTTCCGCGAGCCTGGCTACATGATTGATATGTTGAGCATTAGGCCTGTTTACTACTGGAGTTTCATTAAGCCGGACTATCTTAATTATATGGGCTCAGATTACTTCAATCCCATTTACAATGATATTGGTTATCAGGACATCCCGAGCTTTCGTATAGCGTTTAATGCTAATCCTGGCAGTAGTTTTGCTACCGAGCCATGCTTTAATGAGTTTCGCTCCTCTTATGACGAGGCTCTTGGTCAACTCCAAGCCTATCATAAAAGCGCCGCTGAAGGAGGCTCTGGTATTCCTCTTTACGCCTATTGGATCCAACAGCGTGCTGTTATGACCTCCAGTGGTACTGGCTCCCTGCCCGAATCTTACTACTATCCGATACTTTTTACTGATATGGCGCAGGTTAACTCTCCTTTTTTCTCTAAAGTGGAGGATAATTTCTTTGTGAATATGTCCTACTCGGTACAAAAGAAGAGTCTTATTAATAAAACCTTTGCGACCCGTTTGTCTAATCGCTAAACTATTGATTCTATGGCACTTGATTGGCTCCTTGAGGATACTCCCGCGTATATTTCGCGTGGTCAGCGTATTTTGTCCGTTCTTGATGGTTCAGGATCCGTCGACGTTCTCCCCGGTCGCCCAGACGTCGAGGCTTCCTCCTCTGATTTCGATAAGGGTGAAAAGTTTAACCCCGAGATTGATTTTGATCCTAACTCCTTTTCTCGTATGGATAAGTTTGACGGTCTCGAGGTCGGTCAGGAACTTATTGATTCTCAGCTCGATAAGTCAAAACCTACTTCGAATCCTACCAACCCTGAAGAAAAATAGTATATCCTTTACTTGACGATATATGCTACGTGCGCGAACCCCTCTTGCAAGAGTGCGTGAATTGCTTGAGGTTATTGGTAACGACTGCGGGAGAGGTCGCGCATTTTTCTATCGTTCTTTAAATTTTACTACCATGCCTGATACTAAACAGCCTTTTTACAAGTCGAAGGCTTTTTGGACGCTCGTTTCGTCCATCATTGCTGCATTGGCCGCCTTCTTCCTCGCTTCGTGTTCGGCCCAAGCCAGAATGCAGCGTAGTGGCGTTCATATCGACACAGTTCGCGTTGATTACATTATTCGTTCTAATAATTTAACTCACATGTAGTATGCCTGTTCCTGTTGCTGCTGCCGCTTCCTTCGGCCAGGCTCTCGGCCAGTCGGCTGCGTCTACCGGTACTTCCGGTTTAATCTCCGGCGCCCTCGGCCAGCTTTTCGGAGGCATGAATGCTCGCCGTCAGTGGCGATTTCAGCAAAAACAAATGGCTCTTCAGCAGAGGTATGCTTTAGAGCAAATGCAAAAACAATCTGAGCTTTCCTATGCTAATTGGCAGAAACAGTTTGATTATGAAAACTCCTATAATGATCCTTCGAAGGTTTTCGATCGTTATTTGAAAGCCGGTGTAACACCCGCCGCTGTTCTTGGATCTTCAGGTGTTGGCGTAAACGCTACTATGTCAGGTGGTTCCGCCCCCATGCCCTCTGCTTCCGGCCCTTCCGGCGGCTCCCTTGTCGGCGCCGGCGCCGCTCCTGTCGTTGACCCCACTGCCATTGCACAAAACATGGTTGCGCAGTCCACTGTCGATCGTAATGCCGCCGCCGCTAATCGTGATAACGCCGAGGCTCAATCGATTAATGATCAAAACGTCGGAAATCAACTATATACCCTTATGGCTCAAGCTCGCGTGGCTCTTGATGAAGCGATTACTAAACATAATTTAGCCGCCCGCGATGTTCTTAAGGTTCAGGAGGATATAGAAAAAAATAATCGATTTATTTCCGATGCTACCCTTCTGAGTGCTATCGATGAGAAAAAAAATCAAGCCGCCTTAGTTGCCGCAGAGGTTAAGCGTTTGGGTATCGAAAACGAGAATTTAGGCAAGTTGATGTCTGCTCAGTCTTTTATGATGAATACGCAGGGCGCACTCAATCATACTCTTGGCGAACAAGCTCGTGAGGTGATTCAATCGCTTCGCCTTGATAATCTCGACACCGCCAACGAGCTTTCGCGTAATTGGGATAAGCGCTTTGATGTTGAAGTTCCTAATCCTCAATACGAAAAGAATCTCCGAAGCTCTAATCCTATCGTTCGCGCCAACCCCGGCCCTCCTTCTTTCAAAGTCTCGCTGTCTCTTAAGGATTTTCACGATAAGACTGTTATAAATCAAGCGAATGCTTCTGAGTTTCTTCCCGAGCAGGCCCGCGTTTCCCTTCGTAATGCGAAGCTTGATCCTTATGTTGAGATTTCGAAGGCTCTTATAGGCGTTGCTGCCAGTGTCGCCGGTGCCGGCATTATTCGTGGAGGCATGTCGCGTGCCGCCAGCTCTATTTCTGCTGGAGGATCGTCGAATAGCTCTGCCGGAACTTCGCTCACGACGCGTTACGATTCGGGCGGAAATGTTGTTGGTTATGCGAAAACGGAGATGTCTCGTAGTGGTCATTCAAGCTCGTATAATAATACTCGTAGAACTCGTTAAAGGTGTTGTTTTTTCGCTTTTTTTTTGGAGTTCCGGTTTTTTATTGTACATTTGCGTCGTAACCAATAACCGCATTACTATGAAAAAGTCAAAAAAAAGATCCAGAATTGACGATCTATCGATCGACGTCGTTGAGTACGCTTTTACCGAGTGGCTCGTTCGTCAAGGCATTTTTTCCGCTTTTAAGGAGAATTATGAGTTCGCTAACCCGTCTCATAGGAGCTTTCGCGATCGATTACGTTTCCTCATTCAGCTCGTCCTCGACTGCCCTGCCTTAGGTCCAGGCTGCCTCATCTCCGCCGCCTTTCCGTTCATTCGGACGCCCGAAGGCTCTGATTTCTGGAGCAATCAGTCTGCCGCTTGGAAGCGTTTTTGCGCTGAGTCTCGAACACAATTTTAAATTACATTATCATGTCACAGATTCATGTTGTCATTCGCCGGGTTAGTCCGGCTCTCAAAATCGACCTCGTTCAGGTAGGCCGTCTCAACGATCGCCAATTCGAATCTCTTCCTTTTAGCGTTGTCTCCGATCTTCCCATCGCAGAGTTTCTGAGGAGTTCACATATTAGTGATTCGCTTTACATCGATCATTCGGAAATTACTAATCTTATCGCCTCCTGCGGTGATCTTCCTTGTTTCAGCATCGAGTTCTTCGATAATACGATCGTTCTTGTATTTGAATTTAATCTTAGCGACGATGAAGGCACGACGAAAGAAGAAGGGAAAGGGAACTAAGATTGTTACCCGCCCGCTTGGTGGAAGAGTCCTCTAATTTGTTAACCCTGCGGGAGGAAAACCTCCTGCAGGTTTTTTTTAAAATGCAAGGCAATATTTTTTTTTGAATTATGGATTATTTTGATTTCAAACCTAAAGCTTCTCCTATTATTAATGGCGTTCCGCTTCGTTACTCTGTTGCTGCGTACCGTGGCAAAAAGCGAGTTGTCATTGCTTGGTTTCTCGACGCGTCTCCTGCGAATGATTACCTCGCCCTATGCCGTCGCAGTAATCCTTACATTAAGTTTGATTGCCTCGAAAGCCTCTTCTAATGCCCTGCTCTTCTCCTATATGGATACGTAATCGACGCTATTTCGATAAGAAGAATCCTTGTCGCAATGGTTCGGATGTCGCTAAGTCTGCTTTAGCCCTTCGTCCCTGGGATATTGCTCGTCAGTGGCTCATGGTGCCTTGCGGAAAATGCGAAGACTGCCTGCGCCGCCAGCGCAATGACTGGTTCGTGCGTTTAGAGCGCGAACTTGCTCGTTGCAAGGCTGAGGGTCGGCAGGCCATATTTATTACCATTACTATTGCTCCGAAGTATTACGACGACGCACTTCTTGATCCGTCCGGTTTTATCAGACGATGGAACGAGCGCGTTCGTCACAAGATAGGTCATTCTTTTAAACACGCGTTTTTCCAAGAGTTTGGCATTCATCCAGAAGCAGGCTCGGAGCCGCGTCTTCACTTCCACGGCTTTCTTTTCGGAACAAATTGTTTGTACAATGAGATTCGATCAGCCGTCGGTGACCTCGGTTTCATCTGGTTAGGAAAGGGCACCCATAAACGCGCGCGATATGTCGTTAAATACGTTACTAAACAAATTCAGTTTAACCCCGAGGATGTCTCGGATAAGTTTGTTACTTTAAATGGAAAAGCTACACCTTTGTCTACAGTACTTCAACATCGCCGCTATACGAGAAAATTCGTATCTCCTTGTGTTGGCGATTTTCTTGGTTATATGCCTCGCCCTTCTACCCGTGTTTCGACGTGGTCTTATTTCGATTTTCAGAAGCGCGTCAATTATAACTACTCGATTCCTCGATACTATCTTAAATATCTTAAACCGGAAGACGACGTTGTTCGCTCGATTACCGCTGCTGACGCTTATGCACATTTCAGCAAGTCTTCTTTGGTTAAGCGTATTGTGTCTTTGTGTGTTAAGCGGTTCAATCTCGATTCCGCCGTATCCTGTAGAGATGCATATACGTGGGAGCAAAAGCAAATAATGCGTTTTTCTGCCTCTTCTCGCAGGATACCCGACTTTGATCCTCCTACTTGGCTGGATTTGGATGTTATTCGATTCTGGCAAGATCATTACAAACTTCAACTAATTATTTAACTTATGGGAAAACAACCTTTTATTTCTCACGTTGTAAATGGCTACTCTCGCTATGATGTTCCTGAGAGTAAGGCTTTCACGTGCACACCGGGTATTTTGTATCCAGTGCGCATCGATTTTATTAATGCTCGGGACCGTGTTTCTATTGAGCAAGGCATCGATGTTCGGAGTAATCCCCTTGCCGTTCCGACATTCAACCCTTACACTATCCGCTTGCATCGTTTTTGGGTGCCCTTGCAGCTATATCACCCTGAGTTGAGGACAAATAGCAGTAAGTTTGACATGAACGACTTGAGTCTGAATTGGATTTGTAGTACATTTCCTTCTGCTGGTGCCTTGAACGCCGATTTTTTTGGTGCGTCGTATACGAATTCGCTTTTTTCTTGGCTGCGTATTGGCAACAAGTATAATACCGGCGGTACCCCCTTGGTTTCGGTCGCTCTTCCATCGACTGCTACTATTAGTCAGTGGTCTAACGCCGATACGTATTTGGCTTATTGGGACATCGTTCGAAATTATTACGGCTATTCACAGTGGGGTCTTTATTCTTTCGCGTGGCCTTTTGCGAACAAGCTGATATTTTCGAGCGACGCGTATACTCTTGATCCCGATAATTCGGGTGATTCCAGATTCTTCACACAGTGCTATGGTAATCTTGAGTTTCTCGACGCTTATTTCGAGAGCCAATTTTATCCGTCTGCTGTGGCGTCCTCTAATAATACGTACAATCGCGGTAACCTCTTTTTTCAGATTATCCGTTCTGATTTAAAGAGTGGCAGCGCCTCCACCGATGGCTACCCTGTTGCTACTGCCTATCCGGACTCGAATTTGCTTGGTTCTAAAGGTATTATTTCGCAAACCC